TCTGAATTGCACCCGCGAGGTCTTTGGTGATTGCTTCGTTCAGCTCACCCCATGCTGCGGCCTGTGCGCCCTGTGCATTCAGAACCCACTTGATTGCAGCGCCGGTGTTCGTGAAGTCGATCATGTTCAGCAGGGGATATGCTGCTTTCATGTCCTCCATCACGCTGTCAATGACCGTCTGCGGCAGCGCACTTGTGATATTGGTAATCACAGTCTGTGCGTCCTGGCGGGCATTTGCAATGAAGCTCTCATAGAACTTTGTTTCCTCGCCGGTCAGCTGACGGATGCCGCGTGCTGCGAGCACATTGCGGTCGGTCGCTTCAATCAGACCGTTTGCTTCTGCCATAACAGTTTCGGAGACGAACTGCATCCAGTCGTCCATTGCTGTGCCGATCTGCTGTTCATCACCGGCACGGACAGCTTCGGCGAGCGCATTGCGCAGCTCGTCCTTCTTGTCCTTCATCTTATCCAGATTTTTCATGTTTTCAGCCTCCTTAGCCAAAATACTTGTTGATTGCTGCGATCGCCTTTGCCTTGCGCTCCGCAAATGCTTCATCTGCGATCTGCGCGGCGATCTGTTCCTTCATTTTTGCCTGTGCACCGCCGCTGTCCTGCACGTCGTCTTCGTCGTCAGCGGAGTATTTGTCTGCAAGGCCATAGCCGATGCACTGCTCTGCTGTCAGATAGGTCTCACCGTCAAGCAGTGCGGTCAGCGTCTCCTCGGAGAGTTTGTCGCCGGCCTTTTCAAGATACGCCTGACGGGATGCCTGGTTGATGACTTCCAGATCGTCCGCAGCCTTGCGCAGCTCTTTTGCATTGCCCATTGCGATCGTCCAGGCATTATGAATCATCATGACGGTGTTCTTCGGCATGATGACCGTATCGCCTGCCATCGCAATAACGGACGCGATCGAGCATGCAAAGCCATCGATCACGACTGTTTTGTGCGCACTGTGCCGTTTGAGCTGGTTGTAGATCGCGATGCCCTCCATCACAGAGCCGCCGAGGGAGTTGATATAGACTTTGATCTCCTTCGCGTCCTTGTGCTGTGCGAGCATATCACGGAAGTGCGCAGCAGATGTTTCGGATTCTCCCCACCAGTGATCGGACTCGACAGTGCTGTAAATGTACAGCTCCAGTGTGTCCGGGCTTTCTGCGGACTGCTTCAGCTCCCAGAACTGATTATGCTTCATCGCCTTCACCTCCCTCTGCTTTCCCGTAGTTCTTTGTGATGTACCGCTCATCTGCGTTCTCTTCCGCACTGTCCGGCAGACCGTATGCATGGAAGATCTCGTTCAGCGTCCAGCCGGCTCCGCGGAGCTTGTCTGTTCCGGTTGCATCCCGGATCAGATCGTGATGCAGAATCGACGATGTATCCACGATAATCCGGCATCCGTTCATGACATCCTTTTCGTCATAGATCTTGCTTGTCAGCTCTGCGGACAGCATCGACGCAAGAGGTTTGATACAGTTCGTAAGCATTGCCGCCTGTGCATCGGAGATCCCGGCAGCATCACCGCGAACATAAGAGGGCGGGATGCCGAACACCTGCGCTGCACGGCTGATTGCTTCGTCTGCAAGCGTCTTGACTGCGCTCAGATCATTGGTATAGGTGCCGGAGCGCCCTGTGCCGGTCGTCTGTGCGTTGTAGTCATAGCCATCAAACAGCGGCAGAACGGCGCTTTTGCTGTCAAAGTAGCTTTTGAAGTAATTGTTCATCAGCTCATTGAATCGCTTCTCGAATTCCGGTTTGCCCTGCGCGACGGCGGAGATTTTCAGAATTCCGCGTTCTCCGTCAGCTTTCTGGAAACGATCTGCGGCGGAGTCAATCAGCTTTTCGTACATCTCCATGATGCCGCGCATCCAGACTGCCTTTGCATTGACCGGAGTTGTCAGCCAGATCACGTCACTAACGGGATAGATGGTCCCGATCTGTGTTCCGGATCTGCTTACCTGCTCAAATGTGTCTCCGAAAGCCTGCTCGTTATGCGTGAAGCTCTCAGCAATTATGCGCTGATCGTCGGAAGTCTGAATGCACAGCGCTTCGCCTGACAGAAGCAGCCGTGAAACAAGTTCAGCCTTCCATGTCCCCGCGTTCTGGTTTTTGTTCGGGCGGATATTGAGCGCCGCCCATTCCGCTCCGTGCAGCTCTTTGCCGTTCCTGTATGTGCGGAACTCGCAGCCGGACAGCAGATTCGCGATCATATGGACGACCGTGAACAGTGCGTAAGCATCCAGCGCGGCTTTATCTCGCGATTCTGCACGGTAGCTGTCCAGATGGTAGGCGCCGGCCTCCGGCGGGCGGAACAGGCGCCCGAGCCAATCAATGATTTTCATGTTTTCACCTCTCAGCAGTAAGTGTACACACCGATTTCCGGCATGACGACCTCGGATAGTTCGGAGTAATTGTCGAGCACATCAGAAACGATCTCCGCAGCGACGAACGCCTTGAACGTATCTGTCTTGCGGGATTTCGGCTCGATCTTGCCGTATGTGATATTGCCGGACGGTGACGTCACCGTTTTTGAGTTGTTGCACATCCAGCGCATCACCGGATTATCGCCCCACACAAAACGCTGATTCACGAATCCGCTGGTAATCAGCGGGATCCTGCGCATTTCGTCACGCGGGCGCACAAGGAAGACATTGCCGTACTCCTTGTCTGCGCTGAAATTGATGTCCATCAGCGCGTTTTTAAGCAGCGCATAGCGGTAATCGTCTATGCCGACCGTCAGAATCTGTGCATTGCGCTTCGCCGCCTCCGTCGCAAGCCAGACGCACGGCAGCTCCGGCGGAATCTCCTTAGCATCCACAAATGTGAGCAGTCCGCGGGCTTCCCATTCACGCAGCGGTGCCTTGATGCGGCTCAGATCTGCGCATTTTGTGCAGACCCATGTGTGCGAGATCCAGATATCCTGATCTCCGACACGCCAGAGCAGACCGGCGCCGACAAAGTCTGTGGTCTTGGCATAGTCGATACCGGCAACACATGGCCTGCCGAATAGCTGTGCCTCATTGTGCTCCTGATTTGTTGCAAGGATGTTCTCCCAGCTCGTCACGGCGTTCTCTGTGACAGCAGGCGGGCGGTTCATGCGCTTTGTCATAAACGCGGTATTTGCTGCCGGATTTTGCAGATACTGGGCAAATTCAAGCCGCATTTCCTGCATTGTATGCGGCATATACCGAAGCGACGGATTTGCTTTGTGCCAGTTCTCTTCGTACATGACCTCATCCGGATCATCGAGGCGGCAGATGAAGTACAGCGTCCCACAATCCTGACGTTCACCGCTGAGAACCAGTTCTCCCGCTTCCATCAGATCATCGAGCGGACCGCCGCGCACGTCGCCGTTCGTTGTGGTGATCGTTTTGCGCGGATGGATCCTTTTGCCGAGACCGGTTGTGGCGACTTCGATCAGCTTGTAGTTCTCATAGGCGTGGTATTCGTCAAAATCGACCTTGCCGGGTCTACCGCCGTCCTTGGTCTTCGCATTGGAAGTCCGGAAGCGGAACACAGAACCCGTGTCAAGGTTGGTGATCTTCTCAAGAGTCCAGCGAAAGTGTTTTTTCATCTTGGATTCATGCGCTTCCAGGACATTGTAGACATCATCCCAGGACTGCCGTGCCTGATCCTCAGACATTGCAAAAATGTCGATGTGATATTCCGGCACACCGTTGGCCGATGTCAGCAGGCAGAAATCTTCAAACCCAAGATATCCGTTCTTTCCGGAACCACGCCCGACAAGAATCACGAGGATCGGAAAGCGGAGGGTTCCGTCTGCACGGTAGCAGCAGTTATGCAGTGCGAAACAGAATTCTTCCCACGGGAAAAGTCGAAACGGGAAGTATTTCTGATAGCTGAAATACTTTGCGAGCTGTTCTTCGTCGATGCGTATGTTTTCCTCTCGGAATACGCGTTCGACGAAATCACAAAGCAGAAGCTGTTCCTTGCAGACCGGATATTCTCCGGAGCGCACAAGTGCGATGTAGCTGTCTATCTCCTTACAGTTCGTCATCATCGACCGCCGCTTTCACGGTGTCAATACTCAGCCCCAGCTGCCGCAGGATTGTGAGCATAGACTTGTTCGTGTCCCGCAGCTCTTTGATGGACGGATTGCACTTTGTGATGTTTTGTCCGGTGCTTCCGGTCACATTCACGATTGCACCGCGCTTCCGGATATCTGCTTTCAGCTTCTCGCAGATCTTGTACATTGCCATGTAGTCATGGATCAGAGCGCGGAACGCGTCAATGTCGGCAGCGTTCGTGCGGAGCTGTTCCATCAGTGACGTTTCAACCTGTTTTGCGGTCATTTTTGCTCACTTCCTTTCTATTTTTCTTGCGCGCGCGGAAAATCTCTTTTGTCGAGAGGGCCGCCGGTCACGGCTTTTTCAGAAAAAACCTGATTTTTTTGACCGGGGGGCTTACCATTTCTCTTCGTTGACAAATCCGCGCCGTTCTTTGTAGATGCCGCGATTATGCATCCTGTCATGGCAATCCTGGCAAAGCGGCATCAGCTGCATATGCTCGCCCGTTTCGTCCGTATACGTGCGCGAGTACGCAAGCGCAGGATATTCACGCAAATGCCGCACATGATGCACAAGCGTTGCAGTTGTCAGCTTATGTTCAGCCTTGCAAAGTTGACACTCACCGCGGCATTCCTTAATGATCTTGAGCGCGAGTGTACGCCAATCGTAATCCTTGTAAAAATCCGCGAGCCGGTCGGATGCGATCAGCTCACGGATCTGAGATTCTGTATACATGGCATAGAATGAGAAAACACCCAAGCCGATTGACTTGGGTGTTATTCAGGAGGTAGAAGAAGAATGGAAGAATGATGGAACCCCGACAGTTGGAAAATGTAGAATTTTCCATTTACATTATACCACAGGTGCAATATGACATACCATGACATTTTGAAAATAATGTGCTGTAATATTGCACAAAGTTACATGATGATATTTGTGCATGATTTTCAAAAGTAATTCTCTGAAAGTGCTTGACATTATTGCGCATTTATGGTATAATATAATCAAGGAAGGGAGGTGATACCAATGGAGGACATAGCAAAAGCCTTGAACGCTTTGCAGAAGGCTCTGGAAGATAACCCGATGGTCAAGACCGTAAAGGTCACGATCACACTTCAGAAGCCGACAAAGTCCAAGGATAACACCAAGGACAGCAAAGAGAACAAGGCTTAACCAAATGGGCATAGGGAAGCGGGCAGGCTTCCCTCCCTGCCCTCATTTTATCACACTTTGTGTGAAATGTCAAGAGGGAAGGTGCAAAGAATGATCATTCAAAAAGGCGAAATGAAATACAGCATTGAAGAACAAGAAAGAATCTGGAAAGTTGAATCCGTGAACGGAAAGCTGACTGTATGCTATAAGCTGAACAAAGAAGACTATCCAACGATTGATGATGTTTGTATATTCATCATGCAAAGCAATATGTTTTAATTTGGAGGTGATCACCATGGCAAAAACATCTGACAGCAATCTCCGCGCGATCCAGAAATTCACGAAAGAGAAAACCGTTTCCGTGAATCTCCGCCTGAACAAGAACACCGACGCGGACATCATTGCAAAGCTGGAAAGCGTTCCGTCCAAGATGGGCTATATCAAAGCCCTGATTCGCGCAGACATGGAAAAGAACGGCTGATACCGCACACCCTCTCAGACCGCACAGGATGCGATTTGAGAGGGGTTTCTTTTTCATGCGCAATTATTCCAGATTTCCGTGAACCGCCCGTACAGCGTTCAACGCGTCACCGTGGCGGCGGCAGATATGCTCATAGCTTTGATTCCGTTCCGCCGCGATCTGCACAAGTCGCTTGCCGTTTATGTAGATTTCGCGCAGCAGTGACCGCAGACGCTTGTCCGGCACGCTGTCAATCGTTCCGCCGATTTCCCCGCGTAACACCGCAAGCCGGTTCAATTCGTGCCCGTATTCGTCACAGGCATCGGTGTACTTTGCAACAGCTTCGTCCAGTGCAACGGACTGCCCCTCATGATCTTTCAGCCGGATCGCTTCGGCTTTCAGCTCGTGCAGATGCATTTCAATTTCTGCGGTGCGCTCCATGCTTTCACGGTACTGCATCAGATATTCCTTTGCGCTCATCCATCTGCCTCCTTTTTGAGCCATTGCAATGCGCATTCAGCACATTTGCGGTCTCCGCAATCGGATACCGTTGCGATCTCGCCCGTCACCTTGCCACAGAAAGCGTCCGCTGTAATGGCATCTGCGATCTGTTCATCCGTCATCGCCCGGATCCGGTCTGCATTGGTGATGATGCGCGGACTGAAAGTCTGCATTTCGTTCTCACTGCCGCAGCTCAGGCAGATCAGCTCGTCCTCCGGGATCAATCTGCCGCAGTTGATGCAGCGCTTCGATGTTTCAGGCATTCTCTGCACCTCCTATTCCATATTGACCGGTGTCCCGACTGTGCCGACGGAGCCGTTTGCATCAGTCGGATCGAAAAACTCTCCCGGCATCGGGTATTTGAACCGGAACATCAGATAGTTCGCTGCATCGACCAGATGCTCGGTGTTATGGTCACGCTTGAACGCTTCCAAACAAAGCTCCGCCGTTTTCAACGCATCAACGCGCCCTTCTGCAAAATTCTTCCGCGCCGGGCCGTATTTGTAATAGCTGACCTCGACACGGGCTTTGCGTTCCCGGTCAAACTGCTCGGAATACTCCGTCGCAAGAATATCATTGCTGCTCATGCCCTTCCCTCCTTTATCGCTTTGATCCGCACTTTCAAACTCTCGATCAGCGCATCCTGTGTTGCGTTCTTATCCTCCAGGGCGGCGATCACGTCCATATCGCGGGAATCTGTGACTGCCAGCTCATGCACGAATACAGTCGCAGTCTGACCTTGACGATGCAGACGCTTATTTGCCTGCTGAAACAGCTCCAGCGACCAGTTCAGCCCGAACCAGATCACATGATTGCCGCCTTGCTGCAAATTCAGCCCGTATGCAGCCGATGCCGGATGTGCAAGCAGGATATCCAGCTCGCGGCGGTTCCATGCAGCCGCATCCTCTGCGGTTTGCAGCTTCCGCGTTCTGAGTTTCAGTTTATTGCACAGCTCCGTCAGACGTTCACAGTCGTGCCGGAAATTGTAGAACACCAGAGCCGGCTGCCCGTTCAACTGCTCGATCAGCTCCTCGAAGGCTTCCAGCTTGCAGTCATGCAGGTGGATCACATTCCCGGCGGCATCATAGACCGCACCGTTGCACAGTTGCAGCAGCTTGTTTGAGAGTGCCGCTGCCGAACCTGCGTCGATCACGGTCTCATCGATCTGCAACAGCATTTCGCGCTCCATTTCCACATACGCCTTTGCCGCTTTGGGATCCAGCTGCACGGGGATCGTATCATACACCAGCTCCGGCAATTGCAGATAATCCTCCGACTTCATGCTGATGCAGATATCCGCGATCTTTCGTTGAATGCTTTCCTGTGCATCCGCCTTCGCCTCGTAGGTCGTGAAGTGTCCACCGTGCGTGTTGGCGGAGAAATACCGTTCACGGAATCCGGTCACGGTCCTGCCGAGCCGCTGCCCGCCGTCCAGAAGGAACAGCTGCGCCCAGAGATCGGAAAGGCTGTTCGGCGCGGGTGTTCCGGTCAGCTCGACCACGCGGGAAACGTGCGGACGGATCCACGTCAGCGCCTTGAACCGTTTTGCCCGACCGTTTTTGAAACTGCTGGATTCGTCGATCACGACCATATCGAAGCACCAGTCATTCCGCAGGTGATCCACCAGCCAGACCACGTTTTCCCGATTGACGATGTAAACATCCGCCGACGCGCACACGGCTCTGATCCGCTGCTGCTGCGTGCCAAGGATCTTGGAGAACCGCAGGTGCTTCAGATGCTCCCACTTTACCGCTTCCAGCTCCCACGTTGCTTCGGCGACCTTTTTCGGTGCGATGATCAGGCATCTGCGGACGGCGAACCGGTTGTAGATCAGGTCATTCACGGCAGTTAGCGTAATCGCAGTCTTGCCAAGTCCCATATCGAGGAATAGACCGAGTGCAGGGGTATCAAGGATCCTGCGGATGCAGTATTGCTGATACGGATGCGGAAGAAATCTCATGCTGCAAAACCTCCCTCACTTTTTCCTTCGTGTCGATCTCCGCATAGACGGTGCAGCCCATTGCCCGAAGCTCTGCCTGACGCTTCCGCTGCAATGCTGTCGATGTTCTGCCCTCAGACTTCAATTCAACGAAAAATATCCGTCCTCCCGGCAGAACACACAGCCTGTCCGGTACGCCGGCATTTACCGGCGATATGAATTTATAGGCTTTGCCGCCAAGCCGTTTTACCTCTGCGCACAGAAACGCTTCGGTGTCTTTTTCTGACTCCATACGAAACCTCCCATTCGTGTTCTCGCGCGCGTGCGCGTGCGTGCGCGTATACATATACGCATACAGGCGTATCAGGCGTTATTTATTCCCCCTATACCCTCTATTCTATATATCTTAATATAGTAAGTGTTGCAAGTGTACATATATATAGAAATAGCGCATCTGCTTGAATACCCTTGCAACAGTTACGGTGCAACAGTGCAACACTTGCAAGTTCAATCTGTTGCACTGTTGCAGCAAGTGTTTCAGACATCTGTTGCAGTGCGCCTGAACCCTCTTTGCCGCCCATACGGTGCGCCAATCGTGATAACTCCTGCGGTTCTCCACCCCTCCGTTTTTTCGATGATCGCATTGATCTCGCGTGCATCAGTCTGCTTGAAATACCGCGCCTCGCCGTTCAGAGCCTCGCACCAGATCTCCAGCGCACAGACTTTTGTACGCGGCTTTGTCGCGGTCTCCGCATTGTCGAAAGTTCCCGACCAATACAGCCGCCGCTCGTTCAGGCTGCGGGAATCCCAATCTTCCGGCACCCCACGTTCTAGAAAATCGCGGATAATGCCCTCTTTCACTGAATGCACCGCATGATTCTCCTGTATGCGCAGAGCAGCTGCGGCGACCTCTGCGTTTTCCAGATACAGCGGTTCTTTCAGCCGCCAACGGTGCAGGGCTTCCGCCCATATCTGCGGCACTTCCTTTCCCAGATCGCGGAACACGCTTCGTGTCGGTTTCTGCACCTCGCAGTCTACCGCCCAGAACCGCCGACCGCCTGTTTTATCACGCAGGAATTCGCTCTCGTTGGTTGTGCCGAAGAATACACAACGCCGCAGATGCCGCCCTGTGCGCCGTCCATACGGCTCGCGGAAAATGTCGTCTGTTTTGGAAAGAAACTGCTTGACCTGATTTTCTTCGGCGCGGTTCATGCCGTTCAATTCCTGGATCTCGATCAGCCAGCTTCCCTGGATCATCTCGCAGGCATCTTTCCCCTCAAAGCTGTTCAGGCTGTCGTTGAACCAGTCGCCGCCCATCAGTCTGAGCAGCGTCGATTTGCCGATGCCCTGCCGCCCGGCTAAGATCGGCATGGTGTCGTATTTCACACCCGGCTGCAAGGCTCTGGAAACAGCAGCAACAAATGCTTTGCGCGTCACGGCTCTGGTATATGCGGAATCCTCCGCGCCCAGATAATCAATAAACAGCGTATCCAGCCGCGGAACGCCATCCCATCCCGGCAGACTGCCGAGATATTGCCCGACGGCATTGTATTTATGACGTTCACAGCAAAGCGCGAAGCCGTCAAGGATCTTTTCTTTGCCGGTGATACCGTACACAAGCTCCATATAATGCCGCAGTCCGGCATCGTCATTGTCCTTCCATTCCCGGCTGTCCGGCGCAGGATCCCACGGAACGCCGCCGGTCACGAGGATCCGGTTTGAAAATTCATCGAACCGTACCCGACCGGAAAAATGTGGATCGTGTTCCAATATCAGCAGAATGTTGTCGATTGTTTTCAGCGGCTGCCCTGTTTCCGGATGGATCTTCAACTGCTTCATCCACTCCGTATCAGAAAGCGTTTCTGGCTGCGGCTGAACACCCGTAGAAAACGCTTCTGTCGCGGTCTGGTAGCGCTCCTGATTCATCAGCGTGGAAACACGTTCATCCGATGCCGCGAACCGGCACATTTCGCCGTATGACGGCAGCTTGTTTGCGGGTGTATCGGGCTTTGCGTCATCGTCCTTATCAGCGAACAGATGCAGCCGCACTAGATCGAACGCATTGCAGAGCTTGCCGGATGCGGGGTCTGTTGCGTGATGCGAGAACAGGAATTTGCCGTTTTCGTAGAGAACTGCACCGCCGGTGGTCGAGCCGCCTGTATAGGTATAGCGTCCCTGTCCGCAGTCGGTGTACTTGTCCGGCAGAAACGCCGCGATCGCCGCAGGGATATCATAGATGCGGCAGAACGCACCGACAACACCGTTCTTCTCTGTCGGATCAGACTGCTTTGCGCCTCTGCTGATCTTTGGCGCGCTCAGCCCCGCCCATTCTGTAATATTGCGCCAGTCCTGATACATACCGAGAATGCCGTCCGCCGATGCAAACGGTTTATCCTCATAGCAGAATACATACTGTCCGTCCGCACAGCAGGAAGGATAATACATCAGCCGCGATGCTTCAAATGTGGTCGGGTCGCAATACTGCATCCCGATCAGTTCCGCGATCTTCCGTGCGATCGGTTCATATTCATCTGCTGTACAGATGCGGTCGAGAGGGATCAGTACACGCAGGCGCGGTGCTTCCGGACGGTGCTTTCTGGTGGAATACACGCAGTAAGCGACGGAAAGCCCGGAGAGCCGCCGGAGAACTTCATCCGTGCCGTTCGGCGGAACGCTGTCCAGATCGAGCGTAACAATATCGCGCCCGGTCACGGCATTGGCTCTGCGGCGGTTTCCGCTGATCGTTCCGGCAACGAAGCCTCCGACATCCTTCAGCTCATCCTGCTGTGATTTCGGCATTGCAAGATACTGCTGCATGGTCTCGGTGCTGCGGTGCGGTGTCTGCAAACGTGTGATCAGCGCAGACCAGAGCAGCGTTTCCGGTTTCCAGACGGCAGCCTTGCGGCTCTGTCCGGTCGTAATGCGGAGTAATCTGTCATTTTGCAAGTATATCACTCCTTTACTGCCAGCGGGGGCTTCCCGCTAATCCTTTTTGTAGTAATCGCCGGTAAATCCGGCTGCATTCAGCGGCAGATCCTGCGCCCACGGCATCGGCTGACGCATCAGTTCGACAACGGCATCCAGATCAGCGCGTTCATCCGGTACATCGAGTACAACTTCATCATGGATATGCATGACCGTCT